GGGGCTTCTCGTTTTCTTGACATGATGAAAACTAATGATATGAATAAGTTTAGTTTAAATATCATGTTTAAAACTTTCTTTAACAGGTATGTTCGTCAAGGTAAAAGTTTAGTTGGTGCTCGTAATACTGCAAGAGATTTTGCACAATATTTTTCAAGTGCTTTGGATAAAGAGATTGCAACTAAAAAGATGAAGGCGACAAAAGATAAATACTTAGAGCTTAAGAATAAGGGTCTTAAATTTATCTCTGATAATCAACAGTCAATATACATGACTGTCGCATCTTATATGAATTTACAGGCTGCGAAAAATTTTATGATTCGTAAGTTACAGAAGGTAAATACATTTGGTACTTTTTTAAAAACGCCAGATGGTTATCGTGTGACAGCACCCGAAGGGTTTGTTGCAATTCGCTCAGGTCAAGCTCTTAAACTTGTAGACCGTTTAGAGTTTAGTCGTGCAAACTTTACCGCAGATAAAAATTGGGATAAAGGTAATCCCATGCCCGCACCGAAAATATGAAAAATTTTACATCATTCATAACTGAGGCACTATCCTCCCAATCAATCGCAAAACCTGATCCAAATAAGGATGAGGCAGATATGACAGTGGCTTTTGGTCGTTTTAATCCGCCAACAACAGGACATGAGAGACTTTTCAAAAAAGTCAAACAGGTTGCTGGTAAAGGTAATTATGAAATCTATCCATCAAGATCAAATGATCCAAAGAAAAATCCATTAGATCCTGATACGAAGATTGGATATATGCAACAGATGTTTCCAGATCATGCGAAACATATTATGAACAATCCGAATGCAAGAACAATCTTTGATGCTTTAAAAGGTGCAAATGAAAGAGGTGCAAAGTCTGTTAATATTGTAGTTGGTCAAGATCGTCAGAAAGAATTTGAGAATTTAGCAAACAAATATAATAATAAACTTTATAAATTTGATCGCATTAATGTGGTGTCTGCTGGTGATCGTGATCCAGATGGAGAGGGTATCAGTGCTATGTCTGCATCTAAATTAAGAAAGGCTGCTGCAGATGATGATTATGATACATTTAGAACTGGTATTCCACAGAGTTTAAAAGATGATAAAGCAAGAGAGTTATATGCTGCAATACAAAAAGGAATGAAGATGAAGAAACAACAGAATGAAATGTGGCAGATTGCTCCAAAGTTTGATTGGAAAGGTCTTCGTGAAAATTACATGAATGGAAACATATTCCGTGTTGGTGATATCGTAGAGAATGATAATACTGGTTTGATTGGTAAGATTATTCGGACAGGTGCGAATCATATTATTGCAGTCACAGAAGAAAATATAATGTTCAAATCATGGATCAAAGATATCTCAGAAAAATTTACAGAGATCTCTGGTGTGCCTGCAAATCAAAGGGAAGTTGGTACAGATGCTTTGAGACAATACACTCAGAGACTTTCACATAATCCTATCATCCTTAATTTTATAAATAAATCTAGAAGAAAACGTGCAAAGAGTAATGTCTAAAAAATTGGATCAATCTTTAGTGGACGCATATGCCTCCATCTATGAAGCGAGAAGAGGTCATGCAGCTGGATCATCAGACTTAGAGAAGCAGGCTTCTCAGTTGGCATCTGACGTTCGTTACAAAGCAAAGGGAAAAGTAAAAGAAGGAGCAAACCGTGAAGAGGTAAAGAAAATTTATCTTGGATTAATTCAATCCTCACCAGCACCTAATGTTGTGAAAGCAATGGCGAAGAAAAAACTTATTGGAGAGGGTTATATTTCAGAAGAAGGATATGATATCGCAAGAGATATGGGAATGGTAAAACCATCTAAGAATAAGAAAGATGCAACAACCATGCCAAGATCAAATAAAAAGAGAGAAAAAGAAAACTTAGATAATAAAAAGAAGGGTGATCAAGCATTAGACTCTGTGATTGCTGGTCTTCGTAAGAAGTATGGTAAAAATGCAGTTATGGATATGAGTAAGAAAAAGGTAGATGAGGGAATTGTTGATTTTATAAAAAATCCAAAGAAAACTATTCAAAAACAAATTGATAAGAAACTAACTAGTGCAACCCAGAAATTGCATCTTGGTAGTACAAAAGAACTTGGTTCTGTAGCTTCTCCTAATTCGGGAACATATAAGGAAGATGTAGAGTCAGTTTCAATTGATGAGAAAAAATTAGTTCATGGTACTTATGGTAACTTTGTTTCTGGACAGAAATCTGAAAAGAAATCTGATAAACCAATTACAGCTGATCAAAGAAGAATGATTCCTGAGAAAATGGATCCTGTAGGACAGGAAGATGGTGACATCAATAATGATGGTAAGAAGGATGAAACTGATAAGTATCTTTCATCTCGTCGTAAGGCAATCGGTAAAGCAATTGCAAAGAAACGTGGTCGTGTTAAGGAAGGATTTTCTGCTTGGAGAGTTGATTTAGATTTCCAAGAACAAGTAAAAAAGTAGAAGGGGGACTGGTTTCCTCCAAGTCCCCAAACTGTATCGTGATGCCCGAGAAGGATGGGTCTGACGATAAGAAGAGTACAAAATCAGTTGTAAATAAGAAACAAAAACAATTCATGAATAAAGAGCAACTTGATTTAACATCTGTTGCAGAATCTTTTGGTGGGGAAATTATTGGAGAACCTGTTGAGTTAGATGAAGCAGCATTTGCTATTCCAGCGGCTTATTACGGATACACAGCACTTGCTGGTCTTGGCGCTGCTTATTGGGCGAATAGAAAAAAAATAAATCAAGGATTAGCTAACACATTTGCAAACATGTTTGGTGGAACAACAACAGCCGATGATATAATTTGGAGAGATGATAAAAGTGATGTTATAAATCCAGGCGCATTAGACACGAAAAAAGATGGAGATGTTAAAGTTAATAAAGATCTAGCTGGTACAAACGTTGGTACAAACGTCATAGCAAAAGATAAAGTCATAGCAAAAGATATTGCAAAAGCAGAAACAGCTACAAAAACAAAAAGACTTCCTAAACCTTTTAAAATGAGACTGCCAAAAATACCAGGCACACCTCATAATGTAGGTAGAAGAGTTAATCCACAATAAATTGCCTATATAGTATTAGTGTATTTTACAGAAAAATGTTGTCATTTTTATTACCTTTCGCATCGAAGATAGTTTCCGATGCAGTGAAAAAGATCCCCGATGATGCAGAATTGGGAGAGAAACTCGTTGAGATTTGTCTTGTAGTTTTAGAAAAAGCAGTTAAGTTAACTAAAACAACTGCTGACGATAAATTACTTGAGTCTGTCAAAGCAGCACTCGTAACTAGAGATTAGTTTTTATAAATATCTCTAGAAATAGAAATTTATCGGGAAAAGAAAATGCCTTTATGGGGAGCAACTGACTCAGATGAGTCAAAACCTAAGAACCTCACCACGGCTGAGAAGAAAGAAGTATTCGCAAACGCAAGTGGTTGGGTTCGTGAAGCTGGATCTGCTCTAAGTGGTAATGATAATACAAGTGCAGACCCAGAAATTCTGGTTGCAATTGGTGAACTATCAACAAGCATTGGTGCTGCAGACATCACTGAAGTTGAAATGGTTACAACTACTGCTGATAAATCTGAAGGATTTACAATATCAGTTAGAGTTAGATACAACGAACCAGTTGATGTTGTTACAACAGGTGGTACACCAACACTTGCAGTTACAAACAGTAACGATGGAACTGGATCAGGAAGAGGCCCACACTCACTATCATACGCATCAGGAACTGGTACGAATGAATTGATATTCTCATTAGCAATCGCTGCCGCAAACGCTGCTACTAACGCTGATGACGTTCTTTCTGTCGGAGCTCAGACCATTGCATTGAATAGTGGAACTATGAAGGATGCATCTGGTACTGCTAGTGACGCTGCTCTTGTAATATCTGGAGCTTTGGGAACTGCTGCTGGAACAGTAACTGTTACCGCATAACGTTAACAAATAATATGATATGAGATTTGATGAATTGAATGAAGACAACTACATGATGTTTGCTATTAAACATTATGAAAACCCACAAGCAGTAACTCAAGAGGACTTCTATGAAGACCTCAAAAAGTTTAAATATATAAAAAGACTTCTGAAGAGATATCAGAAGTCTGGTGAGTTGAAGTCTCATCTTTTATTAAATCATTTTATATGTTTGTATAACGTTTTTGATGACGCTGCAACTCCTCTTCTTTTCTATAAGATAGATGAGGATTTGTGGTCGGTTCTAAAAACTTTTTTACTTTTTTTGGGAAGGATACCAGAATATCCAAAAACATCTATTCATGATGTTCCTGTTGATGTAAATTGTTTAGGAATACTTAACAAAGTCTAATGAAAGACGATAGACTAGATAGAATATGTCAAATGGTAAGGTCTTTAAAAGAAGAAGGCCCTACCATGTCTGTTGGTGCTGGTGGATATACAGGTTCAGCAGATCCAAAAGGCCCTGTCGCAGGTTACGACGCAGTATTAGGTAAAGTAGATAGACGTAATAAGAAACAGAAGAATTATCCAAAAGAATATGTCCAGATGTTTCGGGATGCCACCAAAGGCAACCGACTGAAAAGTGTATTAAAGTGATGGAAGACAATAATAACGTAAACGCAGCAATATTAGAAAGACTCGAAAAAGTTGTTGAATCTTTACAAGACAACTCTGTCAAGATGGGTCAACTTCTTGCTGTGCATAATGAGAAGTTAGATAAACAAGATCGTATCGATGCAGTTCTATTTGAAAAGATCGAACAGGTAGATGAAAAATTAGACAGACACGCAACAGATATCAAGAAAGGATGTGAGAGAGATATAATGCTTGTAGATAGTAGATTAAGAACAATTGAAAAGAAAATGTGGACGATTGCAGGCGCCTTGACTGTGATCAGTTTTATTGTGTCACCGATTGGACAAAGATTTTTAAAGGGAACGTTGACTTCACCGCAGCAATCAAGTATAATACAAGAAAAGTAACAATATCCACATGGATATAATTGATTCCAAGTATATTGGCTTGGTGTCTTCACGCTTGGACAGATTCAAAAAAGTGAAGGCAAACCTATATAATTTTCGTTGTCCGATCTGTGGTGATTCTCAGAAACATAGGAATAAGGCAAGAGGATATATTTACCAAGTCAAAGTAAATACAAACTTTAAGTGCCATAATTGTGGTGCAAGTTTATCATTTAATAATTTTCTTAAAAGAATAGATTCTACTCTTCACAAACAATATGTGCTTGAGAAGTTTAAAGAAGGCCATACTTCAATCTCTGGAGTAGGCAATTTTGTGGTGGATAAACCAGAATTTACATTTACTAAACCCAAGTTTAAAGGAAAAGATATATGCGATGAGCTCACAAAAATCTCAGAACTAAATACTACACACCGAGCGAAAAAGTATCTCATCAATCGTGGTATAAACGAAGACACTCTTAGTAAACTCTACTACTGTCCTAATTTTAAAGAGTGGACAAACAAGCATAAGAAGACCTTCGAGAGTACAAAACACGATGATCAGAGAATTATAATTCCTCTCCGACATTCAGACGGAACACTCTTTGGTTATCAGGGTAGATCACTTGACCCTACATCAAAGATGAGGTATATTACTGTGATGTTAGATGAAGATGCACCTAAACTTTATGGACTGGAAAAAATTAATACCCAAAAACCAATTTACATCCTCGAAGGGCCTTTCGACTCCCTCTTCGTGGAAAACTCGGTTGCTATGTGCGGCTCCGATATTGATATTCGGACGTTTGGTTGGAGCAATTATATTTGGGTTTTTGATAACGAACCTCGCAACAGAGAGATCGTCAGTCGAATTGAAAAACTCATCGACAGAGGTGATAAGGTCGTCATCTGGCCAAATACCGTAAAGGAGAAAGACGTAAATGAAATGATTCTTGCAAAACACGATATTTGTACTATACTAGAAGGTAGTACTTATTCAGAATTAACAGCAAAACTAAAATTAAATCTTTGGAAGAAGGTATGAGCAACGGAACAAATGTAAAGAAAAGAAATGGTTCAATTGAATTATTGAACCTTGAGAAGATGCACATCATGTGCGAGGAAGCTTGTAAGAATCTTGCAGGGGTTTCTGCAAGTCAAGTTGAAATACAATCAGGTATTCAGTTTTATGATGGCATTTCAACTGCTGAGATACAGGAAATATTGATTAGGTCTGCGAGTGATTTAATTAGTTTAGATAATCCAAACTATCAGTATGTTGCCGCAAGATTATTGTTATACTCCATTCGTAAGAGTTTGTATGGTAGATTATGGGAATTGCCACATCTTTATGATCACATTACTAATTGCATTGGAAAAGATGTTTATGATTCTGATATTTTAGTAAAGTATTCAAAAGAAGAAATTGAAATATTAAATGATATAATCGATCATGATCGTGACTTTATCTTCACATATGCTGGATTAAGACAGGTAGCGGATAAATATCTTGTACAAGACCGTAGTTCTGGGAATCT